AAAAATCTTAGCCAAGCTGTTGGCCGGCCCGTATAGTGACCCTCACCCTGAATCGAATGAAATATCTCACTATACGCTATTGGTTTACTTGTAATCATTATACGCTCTCATATGGTCATTTGTTTCAATTAGCGCATTCCAAAAACCATGTTGAGGAAATGTTGCATTGAGACATCTTACATCTTTTGGAAGACAATGTCCACCAAAACCAAACCCGTGCTCACCTGGTACTTGTGTATGTGCGGGGCCAACTCTTGCATCTGCTGTTGCTCCTAAGCGAACAGTCTCAAAGTCAGCACCATACTCTTTACATGCTCTATACATCATGTTTGCATACGTAACCTTTAATGCAAGACCAGCGTTCTGATGTAACTTAATTAAAGCACTCTCAACTAATGTACAATAATGTAATTGGTCTTTTGTACCATACTTGTGCTGTATTAACCAGCTGCCAAGACGTTCTGTATGTTCGCGTTTACCACCAAGAACAACAATCCATGGTTGATCCAAATACTCCTCATCACCCTGTTTCATAAACTCAGGAAAGTGAACAATTTTTAGATTAGCATAAAGGTATTCCCAATGTTTTATAAACGAAGGATGCAAAGTACAACGAATAGCAACAATACCAGTAAAATTAGATTTATGAAGCTTTTCTAAACAATCTTCAATAGATACATGATCGTAAGGACCATGCACAAGCGAGCTTACACATATAAAAGCAATATTGTATTTGCTAAAATCTTCAATAACATATCCTTTTTGTGGATCATAAAAATCAGCTTCTGTTTTTAATGTAAGGTCTGTTGCCATACCAACCTTACCTTTACCAAATATAACTATACTCATAATAAATTATTTGCCTTTGCTTGTCTTAAAGTTTGTGTCTGTTTACGTAAAGCTCTATCCAAATGAAACTTGTTTGCTTTATCAGTATACACCACTCCATCTAAATGGTCAAGCTCGTGTAAAAAATAACGAGCCGTCATTCCATCAAACGTTGCTGTTTTAATAATGCTGTTTGGTTCAGCATACCTAACTTTTATTTTCTTTGGACGCTTAATCGGAAGTGTAAGTGCAGGAAAAGATAGACATACTTCGTCTAATAATACCATCTCTTCAGAAACATCGACAATACGTGGATTAAAACATACGATTCCCGGCTGTGAACGAAGAGCAAATGCCCTATATGGTAAACCAACTTGTGGTGCTGATAACCCAACATAATTTGAAGACATCAATGTCTCATATAGGTTGACAGATAACTCTATCGGATCCATTGGTGGATTACCAAAATCAAACAATTCTATTTTTTGTTTAAGAATAGGGTCATCACTTTTAATGTGTTCAAGAATCATAATTCACTCATTGTACTAAAATTACCAATCTTCTGAAACTTTAACACTCGGTTAAATTTATCAAGATATGCATCTGTCTTATGTGATATAACAAACACATTATTACCATCTGTTAATGTATCAAGTATCTTTAAAAGCTCTTCGTTACCTTGAGCATCTAACGAACCATCAAACACCTCATCAAGAATAAGCAAGTTAGTGCTAGTGCTGTTGCGTAATCTTGAAATTGATCTCCATGTAAACAACAACGCTAAATCTAGTCTTGATTTTTCACCTTCGGAAAAAGACGCGTAACTAAACTCATCACGAAACCTTGATTTAATTTTCTCTTCAAAATTCTCATCAAGCTCAAAGTTGACAAAGAAGTCCATTGATGCTAGATACTTATTAATCAATTTGTTGATTACAGGGATGTATTGGCGAATAATTTTAGTTTTTATTCCACTATCCTTTAACAGGACAGCAGCCATCTCCAAAGTAGCTTTTTGCTTACCTAGAACCTCGCGCTGTACAATCTTTTCTTTGAGTTGTAATCTTAGATCGGCCAGTCTGTTTGTATTATTTTCAATATGAGGCGTGCTCTCCAATTGGTCAATATCCGTCTGCATCTCACCAATCAATCTTTGCCAAAAGACTATATCTCTTTGTCTGTCATTAATGTTTGCTGTCCAAACAGCTCTTTCCATAATTAATGTTTCAACATTTCGAAGTGCTGTTGAAATACCAGCAATTTTTGAATCTAGCTCTTCTATTGCTAGTGTTAATTCTTGTTTTTTATTTTTCTTTTCTTCAACCGTACTGTCTTTGAACACATGATCTATTCCTTGTTGACATACTGGGCAATCATCATGTGTTGAAAAGAACAAAATGTCTTTATCGATATCATGTGACTTTGTACATAGTTGGTGATATAACGTGTTTAACTTTGTCTGCTTTTTAAGCTGTAAAGATTGAATAGCATCTAAATCTTGGTAAATAGTATGCTGTTCCATATATGCTAATATTTCATTATCTGCTTCTTGTATACTACCTTCATACTCAGCAATCTTTAAACGCTTAGCTGCTATCTGTTCATTATTACTTGATTGTAATACCTGTAAGTGCTTCTTTTCTAAATCAATCTTTTCTGCAATCCCCTGCATTACATAATCAACATCTGTAATTGTGCTTTTGTTTAAAGCAATCTTATCTTTAAGCAATGTGTTCATTACGGTAAAGATTTGAATATCTAAAAGATCTTCAATTACTTCTCTACGATTAGCAGCCGTCATTTGCATGAACGGAACAAAAGAAGCACTACCTAGTACTACAATTTGTGAGAATGTTTTGTGGTTAATCTTTAAAATGTGCTTATCAAGCATCTCTTGATAGTCACCAGCGCTTGCGTCATTGTTAATCAATATACCATCTTGGTACACATTAAACACGTTTGGCTTTGCGCCACGCTGTATAAGATAATTTTTATTACCGACAGTAAACTCAACCTCAACCATTAACGCTTTGTTGTTAATTGAGTTGATTAGCTGTCCTTTGTTAACCTTTCTAAAAGGTTTGCCAAACAAACCAAACGAAAGCGCATCAAGGATGGTTGACTTACCTGCTCCATTTTCTCCAACAATTAATGTTGTGTTATGGGAATGTAATTTTATTTCAGTAAAAACGTTACCTGTGCTAAGAAGGTTTTTATACCTTAGCGTTTTAAAAAATATCAAACATTACTCCACACTTAGTGCTTCTTGATAGAGTTCTCTCATTAGTATATCAAGAGGTTGTTTGTCGACACTATCATCTAACTGATTTACATACTTGCTAAGAATTGTTAGCGTATCCTCTGCTTCGCTAATAATATCATCATCGTTTTCCATGTCCATGTGGAAGTGATCATCAACAACTTGTACATTATATACGCCAGCTTTTTCTAACTTGTCTACAAACATATCAAAACAATAAGGATTAGTTTTATTACGGACAATTAACTTAACAAACGTCTCACTATACACATTAAAATCTATATTGACAACCTCGCTTATTTGTTTGTCGGTATCGTCGTAATGGAGTTTGTGAAACATTTTATATGGATTAGGAACAAACGTTAGCTCCCTTGTGTCTGTATCAAATACATGAAATCCTTTTTCATCACCATAATCAGACCATGTCATCTCATATGGAGTACCGAGATAGTGAATATTACCTAACTTTGATTGATGATGAAAGTGGCCAGACCATACAGATTCAAAGTTGTTAAAAGTGTCTTTTGTTAAGCCACCTTCATGTACAGCTCCTTTGTACATTTCGAATCCATCAATCTCAAAATGACCGACAATGTGTGTTGCATTTGTTTGTTGAAGAGCTTTCATTGATTCTTCATAATTTTCATCACATATCCACGGCATAAGCAGGAAAGGAACACCCCCGATTGATGTCTCATACACGCTTTTTATTGGGCTGATGTTTTTATATTCTTTGAGCAGCATACAAGGTGAATTAACATCATTCGTATTTTTATAATACGTATCGTGATTACCTACCAACATCCATGTGTGGTATTTGTTTAATGGCTCAAACAAATATTTACGACCTTGGTGTAACGAATTGAAATTAATATATTTACGTCTATCAAACACATCACCCAATTGAATTACACCAGTAATATTGTTTGCTTCAAGATATGGAAAGAATACATTATCATAAAACTTAGCAAAAAACTTATGGAAAGAAGGGCTATCGTTTCTTGCACCTATATGTGTGTCGCCTAAAAGAGCCACTAGCATTTGTGTTCCTCAATGTAATTAACTAGTCTTTTCATATTAAAAGATCAGCGTTTCCTGGTTGAAGGGTTCCTTCTTCTTCTGCTCTAAGAATACTTTTTAATTTTTCTTCTGGCGTCATGTCATATGCCATAAGGGCAAGTTTTTCTTTTGCATCGTCAATGTGCGATGGTACATCGTACACAATAATTTCTCCTTCTACATTACGGATTGCATGTATGCAACAAACAACAGTATTATCTTCTAAAGCAGTGATTTCATGTTTGCGATAACTTCTTGTAACAAACATTGAAGATCCTATATATTCCATTTCTTCTTCAGGCAAATCACCTTCAAGAACGGCCTCAAATTTCACCCGGACTTTACCCGATGCAACAAGTGTGACATGATCATATGTGTGATGATGACCACAGTATGTTAGACCACTTTGTTTAAAAGTCATTGTTTTGACATAAACATTGTGCTGATATGAATGTGACATATCAATTTGTTTGTTAAATTCTTCTTTATGGTTCATAAAATATCCTGTTGTATGACATCTTCCTCAATAAAATTATCAAGTCCCTTTTTACGTTTGACTTTCTTTTTGTCTATGTTAATCTCAAACGCTTTTACAAAATCAGAAACATTTTCAGCATCGAAGTCTTGAGGGTTAAAAATCATTTCACCATCCTCACCCTGCTCAACTAACTCATTAAACAACATACTGTTCTCTGCTGTCTTATGTTTAATGTATGTCTGCTTCTTTTCTTTCTGTATCCTACGTAAAAAGGCAAAGTATATAATCTGTGTAAAATATGCAAAAGGATTGTTTGATTTATCAGGATCAAAATTATCAAAATAACTAATGCAATTTTCTATCCCGTCACTAATCATTTCATCGCGGTAAGAATAATTAACAAAGTTTGGTTTTGTTGATAATCGTTTTGCTATTAAAAGAATACATTCACCAACATAGTTAGGAATTATTGGTTTTGGTTTATCATTAGCTTTTGCTTCTGCTACCAATGCTTTGTATTCTACAATTACAGCAAACAGATGTTTGTTGTCTACATAATGAGTTGCCATATTAGTTTACCGTTGCACCTTCCACCGACATTGATTCAAGTATGCTTTCATGGAATCCTTTTTCTGAAGGAGATACAGTAATGTTGTCTAGTTCTTTGTCTATCACCTTTTCAAGATCCCCATAATATTGATCAACAACATTTGCATAATATGCAGCAAAAGATTCTCTCGCATCTACAATGCTCATAATATCTCGTGTACAAAAACCAACTACATCAGATCGAGCAAACATAATATACCTAACAAATGATACAGAAGGTATAGAGCCTTGAAAATATCTATAATTAATCTGTAGTGGTTTATTAACTACCACGTTGTAATCATTTTCTACCTCTATTGTCCCTACAACTTCTAACCCATTACTAAGTTTTAGAATGCTTGTCATGTTGATCCCTTTAACTTAATTGTGTAAATTTTATAATCAAACTTTTCTTGATTGTACATTTGTATACGCTCTGCAAAATGTCCGATTGTATGATTCTTAAAAGACTTCCACGATAAATCGTCAGCCACATCGTAAAGCACAGCATCTAGTTTGTGTTCGTTTGTTCTTAAACCCCTACCTATTGATTGTAGCACTCTTATTCGAGATTTGCTAGGCGAACCAAACACAACATTATGCAGATTCTGTATGTTGACCCCTGTTGAGAATGTTTTATATGAAGCAATAACAATAACGCCGTTATGATCCTCAACATACTTTCTTACTGCTTCACGCTCTTCACCCTCAACTAATCCATATACAAGAAACACATCCTTATCAGGATTTTGCTCTTTTATATACTTCTCAAGCATTTTACCATGATCAACAAAATTAAACAACAGTAATGTATTGTTTTTTAATGAACTTACAAGATTTACTAAGAATTTATTACGAGCATTATTGGTTGTTATATATGTAATCTCGTCTTGATATTTAGGTTTTGCTTTAGCAAAGAACGATCTCATATCATCGTCATAACTAAGCACCAGTGCTTTAATCTTTAGATCCGCTACTGTCTTGTTTTCCATTAACTTAGCAGTTGTTGTTACTTGTTTAACAGCGCCAAACAAACCTTCCAAAACAAGCTTGTTAGTTAGCGTACCATCCAGTGTGCCTGTAAAGCCAAATCGATACTTACAGTTAACCAACTTTTCCATAATATCAACAAGACTCTTAGCTTTAAATTGATGGGCCTCATCACCAATAACAACACCAAATTGGTCAAACCATTTTTTAGGCAGCTCATAGACACTCTGCCATGTTGTTACAACAATGTTTGCATTGGTATCTTTATCTTGACCAGCATATATTTTATGTATTAGGTTGTCGGGACATCCATAACTTACAAAGTCCGATGCCATTTGGTGAACAAGTCCTAAAGTTGGAACAACAATAAGAACTTTTTTCTTGACAAACAAAGCCGATAGTAAAAAAATGATTAATGACTTACCAGATGCTGTTGGTGATAAAAGCAACGTTCTTCTTTTTCTTACCGCATGTATAAAAGCTTCTAATTGATAGTCACGTATCTGGTGTGGTAAGTTAAGTGACTTTATAAATGTCTCAGCTTCAGTTACAGAGAATTCTGTTTCTGCAAAGTTGTTTGGATTATCATACTCAATCTCATAACCTCTTTCCTTTGCAAATTTGTGTACACTATCCAGCAATCCCATGTACAAAGTTTGACGCATCAAATGAAACAAACGAATTTTTCCATCCCACATTTTGTTTTTGTATGCGGGTGAAAACTTAGCGCCCGGAACATTGAATGTGAAATACTCGCCTATTTCTTGTGCTACACCACTATCGCAATGTAACTTAATATGTACGTCGTTAAACTTTGTTACACGGATTATCTCTGTCATGCACCACTCTTGAATCTTTCCCAATCAATTACATTCTTTATTAAGAAACCACGATTGACAATAGTTTTAATAGCAGACTCCAGGAAGGATACTTTCTGCTTTTGTATATCTATCTTTGCTTGAATTAGCTGGATATCAGGATCGCTTTCCATATATACTGGCATATCCTGTCTAAGAATCTTTAATGGATTGGGTACCCAACCACGCTCTTCGAGCGTAGCTTTATCAAGCACACCCGTGTAGTATTGATGCTTTAATTTGTATAGAGTCTTGTATTCTTGCTCATACTTCCTAAACGTGAGCCCCTCTTGTATATACAGCCTATAGTACTTGTGGTGTAGTAGAGGTATCTTTAGACTTTCAGCGCTTAGCTCTGTCATGTCCATATGACCGTCTGCTTCCCAGAGGTCCCAAATGTCTTCAAGTTTCATAATATAGGTTGTAGGTTACACCAATGCTTTTACATCAAATCTTCTATTAGCAAAAGTAACAGTAGCAGTTAAATAGTCAACGTCAGCAGACGTACTATCAAACTCTAGAGCAGAAAGGTCAACAGGGAAACAATCAAAAAACGTAAATTCAATGTTTGGGTTCATAGCGCTTGAAAGAACAATTAAATTAATATCCGAATAAACACCAGCACCAGAAGTAATAGATTGACCAGCAATGTTGCTATATTGTGCAAAGTTATCAGGAAAACCAACATCTCTTAACCACGAATATATTTCAAGGTAGTTCTTCATGTTCTCATCAACTTTAAAAGTAACTTGGAGATTACCAAAAGTTAGCTTTGTTCCTGGAAAAGGAATTTTTGTGAACGGACTGTCAATATCAGCTGTACCAAGCGTTACCCCGGGAACAGTTACTTTTTGAATAAAGTAATTCACATGAGGTGTCTTCTTAATTTGAAGTTTAAACCCAAGAGGTGATAAGAAACTTTGATCTAACGGCTGATTGTCTAGTACGCTCATAATAACTCCTTTGGACTATTTATCCATAAAAAAAGGGGACCGAAGTCCCCTTTTAAAGCCACTGTCTTATTATTATTATTACAGCAGGTTGCTAACGATAGTACGACGGTAGTACACGTTGCTATCTTTAACCAGAGCACCAGCACCACGTGTCAGACCTTGAGCAAACGGATTTGCTACCATGCCGTAACGGGTTTTGAAGCCGATCTTTGGTGCGAAGCTGTCTTGATCAACAGCACGAACCATTTGCAGAGGAACGTATGGGCAGTAGAACAGACCAGCGTCAAATGCGCTCGAACCTTTGTAACCAACAACCATGTAGTTGCCTGTGGTGTACGGATCGATATAAACCTTCATACGACCATTCAGAACACCAGCAAAAGTGTTACCTGTATCGTCAACTTGCAGGTTGTTGCTATTCAGAGCAGGAGTGTAGTCAAGAACACCAGCCATTTGCAATGCAGACGCTACGTCTGAAGAACAGATGATGATGTTACCTTTACCACGACGTGTGTCTTTTGCAATTTGGTTAGCTTCACGTTCGATTTGGAACATTAGACCCTTGAATTTCTCAACAGACCAACGACCGTTTGCGTCAACGTCTAAGTCAAACACGCCAGCGGTTGTAGTACCTGTAGAGCAACCTTGAGCTGCTGTTACGTTAATTGTACGAACAACTTCACGGTTGATCTCAGCAAGAATCTCACCAGTCAGAATGTTGGACAGTTCTGTTTCAGCATCCAGACCATGGATTGCTTTCAAGTCCTGTGCCAGTTCCATTGTGTATTCAGCTTTCAGAGCACGTGATTGAGCAGTTACAGTAACTTTCTCAATTGTGAAACCCATTTGTGGGAATGCTGTGTTGCTCGTAGTACCCAATGCTTCAGCCTGTGCTGTCGACATTGCTTGTGCATAGTTGTATGTGTTGGTAGAAGCCAAGTTAATGGTTTGACCAGTTGTACCAGGAATGGTACCAACTTGACCTTGACCAGCAACAGACGAGTTACCAGTAACAACTGTACCAAATGCTGTGTTAACTTCGTTGTAGAAGGTTTCAGCAACGTTTGCAGATGTTGTATTGCCATACTGTGAACGCATTGCAAAGATCAAGCCTGTTGGGCCAGTCATTGGTTGTACGCCGCAGATGTCATATGCAATCAGGTTAGGCATTGCACGACGAACCAAGCTGATTAGAACTGGATCGAAAGTTGCAATGTTACCAGCGCCACCGGAAACACCAGCATTGATAGGAACTGGAGATTCCATCAGGCTTTGGCTACCGTAAGCTTGGCTGCTTGCTGTCATCAATTCGCGCTCTGTGTTTTCCAACAGAGTAGCGATAACGCTACGCTTGTGCGTATCTTTGATAGGACTTAGGTCTTCGTGATTTAACACTGGAGCCCATTTTGTTTGAATTTCTTCGTTAAGGTACATTTTCTCTATCCCCTTCTTGGTTTAGTTAGTTGGTAATGATTTATTTATAAGAGTTATTTTTTAGCGGTTCTGGAAATAGCTTGTGCATAGAAAGACACTGGGCTATC